CTGTTCCGGGGTATCGTCAATAATCTCGATCTGAGGGTCGCCCTCGATCTCGATCTCAAGTTGCGGGTTGTTCTCGGACATAAATGCTCCTTTATAGGCGGGTAACTACCCGTGGGTCGGCAATGACAGCCTCGACGGTGTCATCGTTAATAATGCGAAACTCCTGATCCCCTTCCGGCGTGGTGACCTTAAAGCGTGTGCCGGAGTAGGAACGCATGATGATGAAGTCACCTTCCTCGCACCACGCACCGTCAGGGAACTTTTCCGGGTCTTTGTAGGCTTGTGGACCCAACTTCATCACCAAGCCAACAATCGACGCGATCTCTTCCTTTTGACGGGTGGATTCGGCGATAACGATCTGAGAATCCTTGAAGGTCTCATCTTTCTTCGGTATCGCAATCAAAATCCGATACCCCTGCGGGTCAGGTAACAACTTCATCAGTTCTTCGTTAGTCATCTGGTAAGTCCTCTATGATTCTTATTAAACGTTGAAACGCACGGATTTCCCCCACCACCTCGCGGTAAGCGGAGTAATCCTCAACAGGGTTGAAGGCGATACGCTCCTTCAACACCTCTTGTTCTTTTTTTAACTCACTGAGAAGATAATCCCTTAGTGCCAAGGTCTGCTCCCATCTTCAGTCCTTCGATTAACTGCTTGGATTCGATGTTCTTGTCCAAGTCGGAGGCTTTTGCCCCGATCTGTGCGCCAGCAATGCGCTCTTGTGCCGCAATACGCTCCCGCTCCCGCTGATCTTTGGCGGTAATGTCTGCCGCACGAAGCTCCAACTCGGCTTCGTCTTTGGCTTTTTTCCGCATAACTTCGGCTTCGCGGATGTCCAATTCGCGGTTTTGCTGCTGGACAACAGGGTCTTGCATAGCTTGCTGGGCTTGCTTTTGAGCAGCTTCTGCCTTGTCCTTGTCGAGTAGCTTTTCGGACGCAATCGCAACAGCGCGGGACAGTTCGACCTCGATGTCCTCGGGCAGTTGTTCGTCCGGCGGCGGGAGGGGAACGCCCAACATCTTCTCGATCTCGATGCGATATTGGAAAGCAACGTGTTCGTTAACGTGCGCCAGCAATGCCGCTTGGATAACCTGTGCTTGCGGGTTCTGCCCAATGATCTGCTGTATCTTCGGGTCTTGCATGGCGTTCATGTGAACCTTCAAATGCGCTTCATGATCCTGATACAGGAAGGCTTTGATCGGCTTGCCGGACAACGCTGCCATGTTTTCCGATACGGGGTTCATGGGCTTTTGCTCATCCTCAATCGGGATGATCTTGGCGACGTTCTTGATACCCAGCACCTCCAGCATCTGCCGGTGAAGCTGGGGTAGGTCATAGATCCCCGGCGCAGTCGCCGCCAACTGCAAGGCGGCTTGGTACTGAACAACCCTTTGCGCCATTGTCGAGGCGTTTGGATCGGACACCGGGATGATGTCCACCATGTCGTAATCGTCGCGCTTTGCCTTTTTGGGCGCATCGACTTCATAGGAATACGACTCTGGGGTGTAGTCGCGGACGATGGTCGCAATGAGTTTAAACTCGTGCTTCATCGCGGCATGGACACGGGCTTGCACCGCGCTCATGACCTTCAATGTCCGCTCCAAAATCGCCAAGGTCGTGCCTACCGGGGCTTGGTTGGACATATCGCCAACCTTCAAATCTGCCACCGAGGCGAACTTTCTGCCCTCTTCGACGATGGTATTCAACAAGTTGTAGAGGGTTTGAGATGGCTCTTTGTACGGCAGCGGGACGATGGAGTCCTTGATCGTCATGCCGGTCACATCGACATCTCGCCATTCCCCCGGCGCAATCGGTGTGTCGTCCCCCTTGACCCGCAAGTCCTTGGACTTAAAGCCGCCCGGAAGGTTCGACAGGGTTCCCGAGTCCACCAGTTGGCGCAGGATCGACGTTGCGCTTTTTGCAAAGCCACCGACCAAGTGGATCAAACCAAAGCCGTAGAAGCCAAAGCCGGGGATGTAAATGTAATGGGTGAAGTGCATCCGCTTTTGACGGGTCTCATCATCTTCCAGATAATTGCGTCGGATTGCCAGCACCTCACCGGTTGAGGCGATAGTGATGACGTAGGGCAGGGCAATCCCATCCGGGTCTTCATATCCCGGCAGGTCGTAGTCAATATGGACTTCATACAACAGGTAGCGGTCATCATCGACGATGTTGATGCCAGCCTCTTCGTCCTTCTTTTTCTGGATTTCGGTGATGTTTCGGGACGGCGTTTCCAGTTCAATATCGCGGTAAAACCCAGCGACTTGCAGCTTCTTGATCTGGTTCTCGGTCTTCCTCATGCGGTGGGCAATCCGTGGGGAGGACTGCAAATCCGACGCGCCGTAAGGAACGATGATGTCTTCTGCCGGAATAAACATGGCAACCTGCCTGTTTAAACTTGGATCGAAGTAGACCTTTTTGAACGCACTGCCCGTAATCGGCAGGTTCCACAGTAGCCGCTCATGCTCGTTGCGGTACTCGACCATGACCTCGGTCAGTTCGTAGTTCATGTCGTCCTGCACCCGAGCGGCGGCTTCTTCCTTCTCGCGGGTGATCTTGCCGATGATCTTGGTTTTCACCGGACCCGATGCCGGGAAGGTCTCTAGAATCGTCTCCGACTGGAACTTCACCACCGACTCGGACAGGATGGGGTGATAGACACCACACGCCCCGTCCCACGGCTCTGTGCGCTCGTCAATGCGAAGCCCTAGCAGGTCAAGACCGTCCTTATAGGTGCGTTCCCAGTCCTTGCGGGAGGTGATGTCATCCTGAATAAACTGGAGCAGTTCATCCGAAATGGACTGCAACTCGCCTTCCGGGATGGATTCGGCGAGGTTCTCATCAAAGGAGGACATCTTGACTTCGATTTCAACAGCGGGTTCGTCGCCATCTTCCATCTCAATTTCAATCTCAACCTCCGGCGCGGCATCACCTTCCATGCCAGCGGGGAGGGAGTAGAGGGATTTTTCAATTGCCATAATGAATTCCTGTCTTGGTTAAGTCCACCTCTCGGGAGTCGGGCGCAAGTTTGGGAGCCGACGATATGCGATGGGTAAATCGCACACCGGAATACTCTGCCCAATCGACAAACGCTTTGACCTCATCCGCTGTGGGCGGTGTGTGCGGCGGGAGTTTTGAAATCGCTTTGGCTTCTTTCAGCAAGTATTTGTTTAAACGCTTTGCTGCTTTACGCCGTTTCCACCAAAGGGCGGGGTGCTTTATCGCACGTTTCGCGCTGTTCAACCGCCAGCGGGAGTAGTCCAAAAGCCAGAGAAAGTAGTGCCAGAGCCACTGTTTATGTGACTTTTCTGGGGGAGTTAGGCGCACCCACATCAGTAGTACGCTGCCTTTCTCGGGATAAACATCCGATCTTCTTCGTCCGTAGATAAGCTGATAAAGCCACCTTGTCTGAAACGCAGCAGGGCTTGGCTGGCTGAGTCCACCAAGTCATCATGATCCCCATTGGGGAAGGATGCGAGTTCTTCCACCAACTCATCTGCCCATCGGGTTTCAGGTCGCCATACCATGCCGGACGCAAAAAGATCAGACACGGCGTTTACACGGGCAATCTTATCCGACCCTTTGCTTGGTGTGTACTCCGAGATGGGGATACCCATCTTTCTCAGTTCGTAGATTAGGGGCGCTCCTGCCGCCTTTTTCTCCACGATGAGGGTGTCGGGATTCCATTCTTTCCAGAATTCAAAGGCGGTTCGTTTGAGTTCGGGGAACTCCATGCGCTCTTTGAAGGCGTCGAGGACGATGATGTTGGCGACTTCCGAGCCGTCAACGTCCCGGTAGAAGACACCCCATGTGGTGCAAGCGGAATAATCTGCGCGATTGCTTTTTTCAAAAGCGGTATCCCAAGACTGGATGATGTAGTCTACCTGTGGTGGACGGTCACTATCCCAAATCTGCCACATTTCGCGCTTGATAATCGCCCCCTCTTCCGAGGTAGGGTTCTGCTGGTACTGGGCTTCCCACTTCGATACCGGCAATTCTGCCTTGATGGCTTCCAATTCTTCCTGTCGCCAGAACTCGCCCCACAAAGGCTTGCCCGATGGCAGGAGGGCGGGGAGTTCAATCACCTCCCACTCCTCCAAATCCTTCTTCATCGCGGCGTTGACGATCTGACCGGTCAAGTCTCGCTTCGACCAGCGGGTCATGACGATCACAATCGACCCTCCCGGCTGGAGACGCTGACGGGGACCCGATGAATACCACTCATACACCCTGTCATACACGGCAGGATTACCCTGCATCGCCTCTTGTTCGCTGTGCGGGTCATCAATAATCAGAATATCCGCACCTTTACCGGTCACTGCACCGCCGACACCGATAGCAAAGTAGTCACCGCCCTTGGAGGTGTTCCATCGCCCTGCGGCTTTGGAGTCTGCCGACATCTTGGTGGGGAAAATCTCCTGATATTCCTGCGATCCGACCAGATTTCGCACCTTCCTGCCGAAACCTACCGCCAGTTCAGCGGTGTGCGCGGTCTGAATCACCTTCTTCTCTGGATACAAGCCCAAAAACCACGACGGAAACAGATAAGACGCGAACTCCGACTTGGTATGCCGGGGTGGCATATTGATAATTAGCCGCTTGAGTTCCCCACGCGCCACCCTTTCGAAGGCATCTGCCATGATTTGGTGGTGTTTTCCGGGGATAAATGCTGACCACATCTGCCGCACGAAGGGCATGAAGTTCTGACGGCAGCGTTCCCGCTTGTCCGCTTGCAGCAGGGTGTGGATTTTCTCGATCTCGGGGGAGTTTTCCGGCAACTTATCCAGCAATGCCAGATATTCCTTAATCTCCGTCCGAGTCAAAAGATCGCTCATGCTGACAACATCTTCTCAACAGAACGCTCTCGGATCTTGATCGTCCGAAACTTATGCGGCACGGTGGTCAGTAGTCCATTATCTTCCAGATAACGAACAATGCGGTGGATGTTAGAGCGGGACTTCAGTCCCATCCCTGTTGCAACATCCTGCATGGAAGGGGCGAAGCCCTTCATTTTGATGTAGGTCTGGATAAATTCCAGTACCCGTCTTTGGCGGTCTGTCAGGTCAGTCACACCCGCTCCTTGGTTTAAACAATGGAGCGGAGTTTAAACACGAACAACCGTTCGTGCAAGTAGTTAATTTTTTACAAAGTAGGCATACAGAGCCACTGCCAGAACACCCATCATCAATCCTGCCCCCATCAGCACCAATCCAATCTCTGACAGGACAATCCCTAATTCATGCCAACCCATCTTTCCTCCTTACCAACGTCGATGTATCGGCTCTCTTAGGGGCAATCTCGTCTCCGGCTGTTCTACCCATGCCTTGACGATCAACCCCATCGATGCCAACCCCACAACCACATAAAACACATAGACCAATGCCCTCACTCCTCCTCCTTGATGACATCAATCAGCTTCCCATAAGCTGCCTTACTCTCCGGGTGCGTCTTGGCATACACCACCTCAGACGCCACTTCAAACACCTTGCCCAGACTTCTCAACGCCCTTGCCGCCTCTAAGTCCTCATCCCGCCTTGCGCTCTCTTCCAGAATACTTGCCAAGGCTTCAATCCGCTTCATTCTCTTGTCTGTCTGATAAATTCTTCCCATTTCTTTTCCCTAATTGCATGAGCCATTGCCAGCCCACCATACCCAATAATCCCCATCTTCTCTACCGCTGACGCAATCTCCTGCCGCTGCTTATCTAACGTCATCTCCACCAATTGCATCAATCCTGCCACATCCCCCTCAATAAACTCATCCACCGGAAGGAAACCCTTACCCGTCCATTCCATCTTCGACACCTGCAACAATCCACAGTCTGTCATCAAATCCAATAACTCTTTGACCGTCATAACCCCTCCTCAAAGCCCCAACAATAGCACGAACAAATGTTCCTGTATATTATCCAAAATATATACCCCCCCGGTATCTCACTGTACAAACATCCAGCATTGATTCCCCAGACAAGTCACTCATCCTTGTCCGGGAAAAAAGACCAAAGGGGTGGGGGGTCCAGATTTGGTGGCTCGACAAGACCGAGTCGAAGGCAGAAAAAGCCTCGGTGTGCCACATCCTCTGATGTCTGCCTAACAACCCCCCTGCGAACGTTCGTGTTTAGGGAGGGGAAGTGGTGGAATGTGTGGATTAGAGCGTATAGGGTGGAGGGGTGGCATGGCGCGTTTA